GATGGCCTTCTTTCTAATTTATCTGAATCACAGATAAATGTGTTGTACAAAAAAATGGGTTTAAGTGAGCAAGGTGCTGTTATGATATCTGCCGATAAGGCAAGTCGTGACCCACAAAAACTTAAAGACCTTACTAATCGTGGAATCAATGTGAGAATTGAAGGTGATATGACGGAAAACGAAATGGATATTCAAGGATCGGCAAAGGCAGGTGCGACAACTCAAGATCCTATTCAAGTACAAGCACCCGATGGTATGGGCGATGATAGTGATAAAGCGGTTGACGCTGAAAAAGAAGTTACTGAAATAAAAAAGGATGAAAACAATCCTTGGGCAATTTGTCACTCACAGTTAGGACCAAAGAGAAATGCCAAGTTTGAAAGATGTGTTAAATCGGTCAAACAAAGTTTGAAAGAAGGAAAATCACCTATGTCTTTTTTCATTGAAGAAAAAATCGTATCTTTGGTCGAAAGAGAACTCAAACCAAAAATGACTAAAGGAGATTTAATCAAACAAATACAAGAAACTCAAATGGTTAAACGTTCATTTGCTAAGTCACCTGTCGATAAGATCGTTGGTAACGTGAAAATGAATAAACCAGTTGGTAAGATGACTATGATGAAAGGAGAAACATCAGAAGGTGCTCCTGCCGTAGCACCACCTAAAACAAAACCTGGTGTTAAACCCGCACCACGTACAAGACCTGCACACCCTGGTAAAAATCCACACCCTGGTGAAAATCCGGCTCCTAAGGCGAAACAACAAAAATTAGAGGCCGCCAAAAAAGAAATTTTGAACGCAATCAAAGAAATGTTACCTCATGGCAAAAAATAGAATCAAAGAAGATATTAATTACGGGGACACACCTGAAAGAATGGATCCATCTTTGGAAAGAAAGATTTCGGATCCTCAATCACCTTTTGCTATTAATCCAGCTTTCGTTAGGGCAGAGAAAGATGTTCAACGTTTGATGACAAACAGATTCAAACAAGTTGCCGACAAATTACGTGAGGTAACAGGAAGACCTATCACTTCTGTCCAAGTCGCTATGATGATTTACCAACAACAGTTGCAGAATCTTCAAACTATTATGGGTATTGAACGACGTCATAAAGAACAACTTGAATCCTTAGCGGTTGAAGCGGCTCTTGATGAAATCCAAATGCCATCAGATTGGTTCGAAATAAACGCTCAGTTGGGTCCTTTTGAGAGTCCTGAGTTTAATTTAGGCGGCGGTGGAACTCCACCCGAAATGAGTGTTGGTGAAGAAATGGACGTATCATCAGAAATGCACAAGAGAAATCTCATTAACGCGATTATCCAAGGCACAGCCAAAAAGGGTCACTATGTTTTTCAAAAACCTGAGATTCGTAGACAACTTGACGAAATAGATCCGAGATTATATCCCGCGTATTTAGGAATCATGACAATTAATGATTTTATGTATTTTAGCATGGAACAAATGATTGAAATGATGAGTTCTTCCGCTTCAGGAATAGGTGGAGCGGTTCAACTTAAGGATTCTGATAACGATGAAAATGACGAGGATGGTGATGGTGCACCCGACACAGTAATCAACGCATATGGGTTAATTTTTCCGATTCTTTGTCACGAAGTTATCAAAGGTCTCGAAGAATCTAAGGGCAGGTATGGTGATCCTGAAGATGCGGAGGTTAGACAAATCGTTCAACAAAAAACTGACACCCTACCTATGGAGTCTTGGACTTTGAGATTAGGTCCAGAAATTGTTGAAAAAATTCGTTTTGCCCTTCCTGATGAAGTTTTTGATGAAGACAACTATGGTCTAATAAACTGGTTCCAAATGGAACTTTATAAACTTCCCGCCGAGGATTTTATCAAGATTATTGGTAACGCGATTTCTGAAGATTCTTCGAAACAATCTAAAGCAAAAGAATCTTTCAAAGATGTATTGAAAGTTGCCAAACAAAACAAAGAAGAATACGAAGGTTTTGAAGACGTTTCTCCCAAAGATGATGGTGATGATGACGGACTCGATTTCTTGGCGGGATTAGGCATTAGCCGTCCCAAATAATGACAAAAGAACAAGTAATAATTGAGTATAAGAAGTGTATGAAAAGCACTCCTTATGCTCTCAAAACCTATTTACAGACTTACGACAATACTGTTTCTCGATATGTACCCTTGGAGTTATTCCAAGATCAGGTTAATCTTATCAACGATTACGAAGAGTATAATGAAAACATTGCACTTAAGTATCGTCAAGCAGGTGTATCAACTGTTACAGCTGCGTGGGCAAGTAAACGATTGGCGTTTGCAAATAAAAACAAACCTGAAAAAATCCTTATTATTGCAAACAAACTCGATACATCTGTTGAATTTGCAAATAAAATAAGGGCGTTTACTGAACAATGGCCATCTTGGGTTGGTACAGGTTTTGCTCCCGAAAAAAACTCTGCAAGACATTTCAAACTTAATAATGGATGTGAAGTTAAAGCCGTAGCGACTTCTCGAGATGCTTTAAGAGGATATTCTCCAACAATTCTTATTTTTGATGAGGCCGCCTTTATTGAGGCTGATAGTGATTTTTGGGCGGCTTGTATGGCGTCCCTATCAACGGGAGGTAAAGTCGTTGTAATTTCGACACCTAATGGATTTGATGCGATTTACTATGAAATTTATGATCAGGCTTTGAGGGGCATGAACGATTTCAAAATAACTGAAATGTTTTGGTATCGAGATCCAAGATATACAAAGGATCTATACATGGTCAAAACAAATGATATGGTTCACTATCTTCTCAATAAAGAACAATACCCTTCAGATGCCGTTATTGACCTTGCAACGGAAAATAGACACGAAAGAAATTTAGAAACTTTACACAAATACATTGAGGACGGATATAAACCATGTTCTTCATGGTTTGAGGCGATGGTAAAAAAACTCAAATACGATAAAAGAAAAGTTGCCCAAGAATTGGAATGTAACTTTTTAGGTTCAGGTGATAACGTTTTTGATTCTCAAATGTTACAGGATATTCTTAAGAATGATATTCGTGAACCTCAGGCTAAACTTATGGCAAACCAACTTTGGTTATGGAAGGAACCCGAAAACGGTCATAAGTATGTTATGGGGATAGATGTTTCTCGAGGTGACTCTGAAGACTTTTCGTGTATTGAAATTATTGATTTTGATAGTAGGGAACAAGTTTTAGAATATGTTGGAAAAGTTCCACCAGATATTTTAGCGGACATCGCTTACAAATGGGGTATTATGTATAGTGCACTCTGTGTTATTGATTTAACAGGTGGTATGGGTGTTGCAACTGCAAGAAGATTACAGGAATTGGGTTATGAAAATTTCTTCTATGATGGTGTTGATATGACCAATAAATGGAAGTATGATCCTAAAGTAAAAGATAAAATTCCAGGTATTAACTTTAATAACAAACGTGTTCAAATAATTGCAGCACTTGAAGAGTCTTTAAGACATGAGTTTAAAATTCGTTCAAACAGACTTCATAATGAAATGGGTACCTTTATATACATAAATGGAAGACCCGATCATCAAAAAGGTCATCACGATGACTGTATAATGTCAATTGCAATGGCGTTGTACGTTGCAGAAGCGGCATTTCCGTCACTTCAAAAGGTAAATAATCACACCAAAGCGATGATTGATTCATGGTCTACGTTTGTGAATGAAAACAAAGAACCATCACAATTTTTTAATCCTCATGTTCCTGCTTTTACACAACCAGGTATGGGTAGGAATAATAATATGGGAGAAGTCACTCGTGACGATTATATTAAGTACGCTTGGTTATTTGGTGCTAGATAGTATTTATATTAACAACTATTTGGTTAATTTATCAAGAAATGAGTACTCCCAAAAATAACACGGTTTGGCAAAGATTAAGTAGGGCTTTAGGTCCCAATGCTTTGTTAAATCAAGATTTTCCTGTATACAAGTTTGATAAGAAAGAAATTTTACGTACTCAGGACAAAGCCGAATACGAAAAAGAAAAACTTCAAGCACAACAATCGGCTTACTTATCAAATCAGTTTGCTAAGGTCGAAAGTAACCTGTATAACCAAGCGGTTTATTATGAACCAAACAGATTATCAGCATATTATGACTACGAGTCAATGGAGTATACTCCTGAGATATCAGCGGCTTTGGATATATATGCTGAAGAATCTACCACACCAAATGAAGATGGTTTCATCCTTCAAATTTATTCAGAGTCAAAAAGGATAAAATCCGTATTAGCCGATTTATTTAACAACGGTTTGGATATTAATACCAACTTACCGATGTGGACAAGAAACACGTGTAAGTATGGTGATAACTTTATTTATTTAAGATTAGATCCTGAAAAGGGTGTTGTTGGATGTCAACAACTCCCAAACATCGAAGTTGAACGTTATGAGACAGGTATGTCTTCTCATAATTTCAACATGAGTGGTCAACCACCAACAGGATCTGAAAACAAGGGTCTTAAGTTTACTTGGAAAGCCCAAAACATGGAATTCCAACCATGGGAAATTGGTCACTTTAGATTGTTAGGTGATGATAGAAGATTACCTTATGGTACATCTATGTTGGAAAAGTCACGTCGTATTTGGAAACAACTTTTGTTATCTGAGGACGCGATGTTGATTTACCGTACCTCAAGAGCACCTGAAAGACGTGTATTTAAAGTTTATGTCGGAAACATGAACGATGATGATGTGGAGGCTTATGTACAACGTGTTGCTAACAAGTTTAAACGAAATCAAATTGTAGACTCAAAAACTGGTAACGTAGATATGAGATTTAATCAAATGGCGGTTGATCAAGACTACTTTATTCCTGTTAGAGATCCATCACAACCATCTCCGATTGAAACTCTAGCTGGCGCTCAAAACTTATCCGAAATTGCCGATATTGAATATATTCAGAAGAAACTTGTTACTGCTCTTCGTATTCCTAAGGCTTTCTTAGGTTTTGAAGAAGTTGTTGGTGATGGTAAAACTTTGGCACTTATGGATATAAGATTTGCCAGAACTATCAACAGGATTCAAAAATCCATGTTACAAGAGCTGAACAAGATTGCGATTATTCACTTGTTCTTGTTGGGGTTCGAGGAGGAAATATCAAACTTTACTCTTGGACTAACAAATCCATCGACTCAGGCAGATCTTCTTAAAGTTGATATTTGGAAAGAAAAAATGCTTCTTTACAAAGACATGGTTTCCGACCCTGGTAATGGTATTCAAGCAACATCTTCAACATGGGCTAAGAAACACTTGTTTAATTGGTCTGACGAAGAAATCAGAACCGATCTACTTCAACAAAGAATGGAAAAGGCAATTGGTGAAGAACTCAAAAATACTGCTACTGTTATTGCTAAGACAGGTATATTTGATACTGTTGATAAGTTATATGGTACAAAACCTGGTGAAGTTCCCGCTGCAGCACCTGGTGAAACTACGGAGCCTGCGGGTGCGGAACTAGGAGGTTTAGGTGCCGAATTTGGTGCACCTGAAGGTCCTGAGTTGGGTGGTGCAGAAGCTGAGGGTGGTATACCACCAGCTGGTGAAATAACACCAGAATCCGTAAAACAAAAGGATATGAACATCTTAATTGAGAGTGACGCCTTCAGTTCTAAGTTTTTGGATTTAGGTGTTGCACAACAAAGTTTAGGTAAAATCGGTGAAGAATTAGATAAGTTGCTTAATTCGTAATATTTATTAGTGAATTAAACAATGCCAAAATGACCTTCGGACAGATCAAATCCATCTTAGAAAAGAATTTACTAGAATCTTATTCTAACCCAATAAACTTCAAAAAATCATTAAAGGAGTTCAAACATAATGTTTTGAACAATAAAAGTTTTTCTAAACTATACAGTCTTTATGATGATTTATCAACTCCTAAGGGGTTAAATGAAAGTGATGCTAAAGAATATTTGGAAGAGGGTTTGTCTCTTATTCGTTCGATTTTAGAGAACACTCAACTACCAAAAAAAGGGGAAATTTCAGAAAACAACTACAAAGATTTAGATAATTTAGTGTACCTAAATAACATCAATATTTCTGAGAGAATAAGTTCGAAAAAAAACATTTTAAGTGTATTGACATCAAACCCAACTTTGAATGAAACCACAATTTCCATTCCACTTAAATCTATGGTTTCTATTGCTAACCAAACGATTCAGAATTACTTGGGAGGTTTAGATGAAAATGTAAAAAAAGAAGTTTTTCATGTTTTAGCATCCAAAGGTGAAGACTTAGAAACCGAATACACAAATCTCAAAGAGAATACGATCAATAGTTTGAAAACAATAATGGAGTCTCAAGAAGATTCTGAAGTAAAAAACAAACTTACAGAAACTATTGATAAAATTACTTCAGAAAAATTTGATCAAGTAAATTTTGTTAGATTAAAACATTTGAACGATTCTATTCAACATCAGTCTTAAACTTTTGTACGTAGATTGCCTTATTCTTGTTTAATCTTTTTTTAACTGATTTTTTTACAAATTCCTTGCGTTGATTAAGGATTTTTGTTTGCTTAGTCCTTATAACCTTTCCTTTTAAGGTTTTTAACGCCTTTTCTATATTTGATTTTACTTCAACTACTAACATGTTTTATAAATATGTTTGGAGTATGGGGAATTTCATCTTATACTTTGTAAAAATAAACAGATGAAAAATCTGAAATATGAAAAAAGGTAAAACTGTTAAAATTAATACTTATCCATTACTCAAAACGACATACGGAACTGTAGACTCAAAAAAACTAAAATCTTTGTATGTTAACATACAAAGTTGGGTTCAACCCAAAGAAGAATACGAAAATTGGAATCGTATTGTAGGAAATTTATCAAGAGACATCAAACATTCGGTTTTGGAAAGTCTCGATTTGGGTTTGTATAAAAATCACTTCATTGTTGATTTGGATTTAAGAACTAGTGGAATTAATATTAACAAAAAATCGTTCATGAACTTGGAAATAAATCTTTTTACAAATACAGATATCGATTTCAAATCAAATATTATAAAAGACTCTGTAAAGGTTATTGTGAGAGAGATTTATAAAGAATGTGTCTTTAAAAACAAATATTTTATATTCACACCATCTAAATCTACATTATTAGAAGAAGTTATGTAATACCATAATATTTATCTTTTAAAAGACATTCATGAAAGATTATAGTATTTTGGGTGCGAGTCAAGTAGGTAAGGGTATTCTTATTGAAATGGACGCGGGTTACGTATCCCCATCAGATCCATTGAACATAAACATATTAAAAGAACAAAAAGAGATTGATTATAGAAATCCTTTTGAGTTTTATGCCGTTCTACAAAAGTATGGTGTACCCAACAGAAATGGTAGGGTATACCCTGAAAGAATTCTCAAAAGAGAGGCTGACAAGTACAAGACCATCATTAAAAAAGGTTTATCAACATCTGAGTTAAATCACACCGAATCATCTTTAATTGATTTAGATAGAGTTGCTCATATGATTACGGATATTTGGTGGGATGGACACATCCTTATGGGTAAGTTAAAACTTTTAACTTCACCAGGTTTCCACGAAAGAGGCATTGTTTCAACAAAAGGTGACATTGCTGCTAACCTTATGAGACAAGGAGTTACAATGGGTGTTTCCTCAAGAGGAGTTGGATCCCTTAAAAAAGTTGGAGAACAAAATGAAGTTCAAGATGATTTTGAATTGATTTGTTTTGATTTAGTTTCTTCACCATCAACACCTGGTGCGTATTTGTTCGGTAGTCCTGATGAAAGAACAAAGTACGAAGAAAATCTTGAAGAAGAAAAAATAGTAAAGTCAAGTGGTACAAACATGGAGAAGTCTGTTGATTTAATGAAAAAATTAACCGATTATTTAAAACGTTAAAACTTATAAAACATGGATGAGAAATATTTTGTAGCTAAAGTTGTTTATGAACTTCCCGATGAAAATTCAGGTAGATTAAAAAAAATCAGAGAAGAAAAACTTGTTAAAGGTTTTTCAGTTACCGATGTCGAGGCAAAGGTCACAGAGAAATATCAAGGGTTTCAACATGATTGGAGAATCTTCTCAGTTGGGGAAAGTAAAATTGACGAAGTGATTGAATAAATTAAGAGTGGGGTTCCACTCTTTTTTTTTGGTTCATTTTTGGTGTTTTTCATTATAGAAACATCAAAAATGAACTTTTTTTGTTTACTGAACTATTTATAAGAAAAATAAATAACTTTTTGTATGCAAGATACTAAAAATTTAGTTGAAGAGGCTCTTATTCAAATGAAGAATGTTGAAGAAGTAATTGCCGAAAACGCAAAAGGAATACTTGCTTCTACTATGAAGGAAGAAATCAGTCAATTAGTAAAAGAATCTCTCTCTGAACAAGAAGATGAGGATGAGATTGAAATGGATACTGATATCGAAATGGATGACATGGAGATGGATGTTGATAACGACGAAATGGATTCAGATCTCGAAGATGATGAGGAAATGGACATGGATATGGACATGGAATTTGACGACGAGGAAGAAACTATCGATTTAACAAACGCATCAGACGAAGAAATTTTGAAAATTTTCAAAGCTATGGGTGAAGAGGACGGAATCATGGTTCAAAAGGATGGTGATAATGTTCACATCACTGACAGTGATGAAGACGTTGAGTACATTGTAAAAATGAACGAAGGCGAACAACCCCTT